GATGTACCTGTACGAGTTGCCTCGTCCAATAATTGCTTAGCTTGGTTTTCTAACATTACTGCCATACCATGCTTAGTTGTTTCAGAACCTACTCCTTCAAGTAATCCTGTTTTTTCCCACTTGCCTTTCAAACCTCTAGTTTGCTCAAGCATTACGCTCTGTGGGTTAGCACCTGTCATTAATTTTTTAATATCCATTTTTAATAGAATCTTTGTTTTTTTGTTAATTAATTATTTAATAATACCTGCTAATTTCTTAAATCTGTCAGAGAAATTTGTAGATTCAGCAATTACTTGCTTAGCTTGTGCTGGCTTTGTAGATTTTGTTACTTTGCTAGCAATTCCTTCTGAGATTGATTTTTTAGTAGATTTGTTAGATGATGAATATTTGAAGTTCTCTGCTAATGTAGAGTAAACCAATTTCACTTCTCTAACTGAATTTGTTCTATCCAAAGTTTCGATGACCTTAATCTTTTGTTCGTTAGTCATGTTGTGTGCTCTGAATAATTTGTTTGCAAATAATAATTTTGCATTCAATAAATTTACTTCGTTGATAGTTCTTTGTAAAGATTTGATAGTCTTGTATGCTTCTTCGATTTCTTTATCTTTTTCAGCTTCTTCAGCTTCTTCGATTTTCTCATCATCACTCTTCATATCAGCTTCCATTTCACGAAGAATTTCTTCTAAGTCGATTACTTTCTCACCATCTGGGTCAGTTCCTGCCTCAGCTCCGTCAGTATAATCTTCTCTTAATCTTCTACGTGATTCTCTTAATCTTTTAGATTCAGTTTTTGGTGCTTCATCTTCTTCATCAGAACCTTCTAATTCAGCTAATTGCTTTCTTAATTCTGCAATTTGTGCTGCGTTAGGGTCTTCGGCAGGAATTTCTTCTTCTTCCTCATCACCCATTTCATCATCACCTAATTGAGCTTCTAATTCTCTGATAATAGCTTCTAAGTCCATATTATCTTCTGAATCTTGTGCTGCAAAAGGGTTTTCTTCTTCATCTTCCATTCCGTAAGAATCTTCTTCACCACCTGGCATTGCAAATGGGTCTTCATCTTCTGTTGCTGCGAATGGGTCTTCTTCTTGTCCACCTTCTAATTCAGCTAATCTAGCTTTTAATTCAGCTATTTCAGCAGCATCTGGGTTTTCTTCTTCACCACCGAAGTTATATTCTTCTTCGTTGATGTCTGCTACTTTAGTATAGTCAGTTCCTGCTTGCTCTGGTTTACCACTATCTTTAGTTACACCTACTGATAAGTCAGTAATTGCATCATAAGATGGAGTTGCACCAGGAGTTTCAGCATAACCACCTTCTACCTTTGAACCGATTCCATCTGAATCTAATTCTTCATCCACTTGTTCTGCATCATCTTCCATTTCTGCTTCTTGTCTCATCTTTTGTGATAAGATAGATTGTAATCTTGGAGTGAATGCTTCTTCAAGTGCTAATTTTGCGTTTGCTAATGCGGTTTCTTTGACAGCTTTAGCATCTGCGATTGCTTCTTTTAACAATTTTGAATTTGCCATTTATTTTTTTTTTGATTTACTTGTGAAGTTATTGAATTAAACTCCAATGATATTATGATGATTGTTCGGTCACACCTTATATAAAAGGGTATTCGTTAATCAACAATGTCTTTAATCCTTTATGAGAAAGGATATTTGAGAATAAATATATAATTTTTTAGAAAACTAAAAAAAAATCCCAAATTTCTTTGGGATTATTAATATTTTTTTGTATATTTGTAGATTTTATTGGTGATTTACCAATTTATATTTAGTTTTGTATAATAAAGATACAACCGTATCAATATCATTCTGAATCCAACTATCTTGTAATTTAGGATTTTGTCTTAGTTTTGCAACTAAATTGCAAAGAGTTTCAAAATATTTAATTATATTTTTAATATCACTATTTTTATCCAATGTTCCAATTCCTGAAATTTGTATCAAACCCTCTTTACCTTGATACGCCTCAACTAAACCATCTATTAACTCACCAATCGAATCGTAGTAAGTTTGTAATGCAAGATGCGCAGAATGAGAACCAATCCCCTTAACTGCCCAATGAAACGAATGTGCTTGAGTTCTACTTTGTAATAATAATGATGCTAACTCTTCCATTATTTACAAGTTTTACATTCTCTTAATCCCAATCTACTCTTCATTACATCTTCTGATACATCTGCTATTTCAAAGTATCTTCCTAAAACGTGTCCCATATCTTCATATAGAGATTCTAATCTTTGTTCTTGTGCTTTTGCTTCTAATGATTCTTTTTCAAATGCAGATTGTAATTTCTTTAACTCACCCATATTACGTTTAATAGTAACTCTATCAAACCAATCACCACCTTCTCTCAAAGTATATTCTTGTGCTGCATCTGCAATACCACCTAAAGTTTCTGCAACTTGTCTGATGTCAGATTTTCTAGTCATTCCTTCTCTATGTTGTCCATAAGTTGAAATGATTTCTAAGAAGTGTCTTTTTAATTCAGTTGGAAGTTGTTGAAATTCTTCAGTTTCTCTTAATAAATCTTTTAAACGTATCATATTATCTTGTTTTTAATATATCGTTTTTCTTAATGTTTTGAATGTATCTCATTAACTCTTGTTTATCAATACCCATAGCTTCAATTACTTTTGCTAATACAAGAATTTCTTTTTTACGATTAAGATTCATTCCCTTAATTTGGGATACCATTTTTTCTAAATATCTATCTACTGCTTGTGGTAAATTTGTATCTAAATCATCCAATGATTCTTTAACTACTTTATCGTTGATAGCTTTTCCAGGTACTAAGTTTACTAATTTCATATCTGTTAGTTTAATTCAATTATAATTTCTCTCATTAAGTCTTGTGCTTTGCAGAACTTTCCACATTCTTCTGCAATTTTTGCCCATTGTTTAGATTCGTTCATCGGAGCCATAAATGCTCCATGTGTTGATGGGTTAGATACAAAATCCCAACCTACCAATTCAAAATCTTCCTGAACCATCAAAGTTCCATCGTTCAATTCTTTTACTGAACCTAAACCTCTTGATGAAATACCTAAACGAATATTGTTCTTTAACAATTCTCTTAAAATGTTTCCCGATGGGGTTGAAAGAATTTCTACTACACCACAAACATCATCACCTTCCCAATAAATTTCTCTAATGTTGTGTGATACGTTTTTTAAGTTAATTATTGGGGAATCTGGATGGTCTAATTCACCTAACGCTCTTCTTTCTTTAATAAGTTGTTCGTATTTTCCACACTCTCTTTCCAAGATTTCTTTTGGATACCTTCTGTGGTTTTGGTTAGGAGCACCCGCTCTTTGCAAAACACCTTTAACAAGGAAAGTTCCATTATCTTGCTCTACTAATTTAGCTTCAAACAAATGGGTCTCTATTAATAATCCTTTGTTCATTATTTTTTGTTTCTTAATGCCGCTAAATCCGAACCTTCAATCTCACCATCACCATCTGTATCAATTTTCTTTTGACCTGCGGTTAGTTCAGCTTCGTTATATCCTCTTAATCTACCTTCTGATTTTGCTTTGTATGCCGTATCTACCGCATTAAAGAATTTCTTCTTATCCTCATCGGACATATCTGGAATAGATTTACCTGATTTATCCAACATATGTTTAAATAATTGTTGGTAGTCTTGCTCCTCTCTTACAACTTGCTTAACGAATTCTCTTAATTGATTTATTTTCATTATTCAGATATTTTACGAACTTGTCTTTCTAAATTTAACAACCTCTCTTTTATAGTATAAATATGGTTATTTGTTCTTTTCCAAAAATTTCCGTTATTTACTCCGTTTTCTGCTTTCAACTTACCATACCACCCTAAAAACTTTTCAATTTCTGCAAGTTGGTTGTTTATATTTGCAATACCTTTATTTACTTTTGTAGTAGCAGGTGCTTCTTCGTTTTTAATATCTCTCCAACGATTTTCGTTTAAGTTTGAGTAATATGATGTAATTTTAGGTCTAGCCTTTCCTAATGGTTTAACTAATTTTTGTGCTTTTAAGTCTAACTCAAATTCAAGCTTACCATCAGTTGTAATTGTATTAAATGGTTTTCCACTAACCATAATAACATCCGTTTTATCATCACTTAAAAACTTATACTCATCATTACCTAATATTTCTTTTACTTTTGGGTTTTTTAATAAAAGTGATTTTAATTTGAAATCATCTATATTACCAACATTAGGTATAAATGCTTCTTTAACTACTGTATATCCTGTTAAATCTGCTTGCTTCTTTCCTTTCTTCTCTTCACTATCTTTACCACTAAATGCAAAAGGTGTGTTGTAAGGTCCTGCTGCTGCCGATGTATTCATTTCATCAACTTTCAATTCAGCATCTTTATATATACCACTAATTTTTTGGTCTAATTCAGCTGCTAACTCTTTTTTTTTATCGTTAAGTTGTTTTAATTTCTGAACGTATTGTTTTTCTTGTGGAGTTCCTTTTGATTGTTTGTATAATTCCAATTGTTTTTGAATATCATCTACAACATCTCCATATTCTTTATGAATAGTTTTAAGACCTCTTGCTTCTTGAACAATGAATTCTTTTATCTTTTCTGGTAAAACATTGTGGTTTATTGATACTGACATTTCTAATTAGTTTAAGCTAATACATAAACAGAACCACCATTGGTTACTGTTATACTCTTTACATAGCAAGGGAATGGTTCACCTGCTGTCAAATGTGCTAATGATATGGTTGTATTACCTTCTAATG